CATCGTCATAGGCGTTCTCGTACATATTAAGCCGCGTAGAAGAATGTCACATCCAAAGTGCCACCAATGGTTGCGTAAACGCTACTGCTTACATAGGCGGGGAATCGGTGAAACCCAATCGCAGGAGTGATCGTCCCACTCATTACATCACCACTTGCACCGCCATTACGCAAGACTAGCGTTCCACTTGATGTATTGTTGACATAGAACCCGATGAGTTGGCAAGCCCCTGTCGAGACCGCCCCCGTTGCTGTGATGTTCTTGTATCCACCTACTTCTGCTACTGGTTGGCTCATATGCGTTCCTCTTTATGTGTAGTTTCAAAATCCCACAATTCGTCTAGCGTAATCGTCTGTAAAGTCTTCCCTTTGGGTTGGGGTTCGTTTGACTTGTCTTGTCGATACGCGACTGCAAGCATTCTAAACGCATCTGCGGGGTGTGAACACCAGTCATGCCTTGGAGTTTGACGAAAAGTTTTCTTGTCCTCATCATATTCTCTTTGGTACTGTCTGAGTGCCTCTAGCCCCTCATCACAGATCGGGTCAAAGTAGCACTTCGGCAGAATCATCCTCACCGCCTGTATCCCGTCTTGAACACCTATTTCTGGCACTATTGCTAATTTACTTATGCCACCCAAATGATTGGCGAGTTGCTCAAGGATTGACTTGCCCCCCGATGCAAGGGTCTTGGCTCTAGCATCATGGGGTAGAAAGTGCTTGGTGTACCGATAGCCCTTGCTATTCACAACATTGGCTATTTCCTCGATGGATGCGCCTGAGACTGCGTAGTAGTCCATGACATGAATCTCACCACGGACTACTTGATACCACCAGATCGCTGTGTCATCTCGATAACCTAAGTCCCACGCTGTGAATACTGGCGCATCAGGGTCAAACTTGAGGTCTCTAACTCTGCCCTCGGTATCGACTTGGCGCATCTCTTGTCCGTAGAACGCCCCAAGGATAGCTGCCTCAAACGAGCACTCATACTCTTGGTCATACTGGTCTTGGCTTAACTGCTCACGCGCTGCCCTCAGTTCTGAGTCTGCCAATATCTTTGATACTGTGGCTGGTAGGCGTAGCAAAAACCAATCTGGGGTAGCCTGGCTAACCCTGTATATGTCGTGAAACTGATTCTTTCCTTTTGGTGTACCACCAAACACAGCCCATCCGAGCCTATCTGACAGCGTAGGGCGTATCACATTACCCCACACGCTAGGCTTAAAATCTCCATACTCGTCTAGGTATACCCCGTTAAATCCTAGTCCACGCATGGCATCTGCGTTGTCACTTCCGAATAAGCGTATCTTTGCCCCGTTGACCAGTTCAACAGTCAGGTCGCTTTCGTTGGTGCTTTTACTTACGGGTTGGGCATAGAACTTTAAGTAATCCCACGCCACAGACTTGGCTTGACTTCTGAATGGGGCTATATAGGCGTACTGTGCTCTCACCCCACCCTCGGTCAATGCTCTGCGTATTAGGTCATTGATAGCTGCTACTGTCTTACCCGCCCTTCGGTGTGCCACCAAACAAGACCATCTCTCAGTCCTTTGGTGAAAGGGCATGAATGCCTCTCTCGGGGAATAGGGGATGATTACTTCACGCCTTCCCACTTGACCACCATTTCGATTGGGCCTTCATCTGCGCCCGTTATCTCTGTCCTAGCAAGTTTAGGCACATGGTATTCCACTACGCTTTGGAATAACTCAAATGCTTTTGCAGGGTTGGGTTTTATATCTTCGTCAGGAATGCCATCTGCGACCTTATCTAGCCACTCTGCTAATCTGTGTGCATTACCATCAACGAACATTGCAATCGCCTCCCTCGCCTGTTGTGTGGTCTTGTTGGGCGTTCCTGATGTGCGCCCTCCTGCCTTCTTCCTACTTTTAACTACTTTAGTTTCCATAGTAATTATTTAGTTATCTTTTCTGCGTTGCGCTCAAGTATAGTTAAGTTTTGCTCTTGACCAGGGAACACCACAAAGTTACTTGTTTTTGGTGTGTAAACAGCATCTAGCGCATCTCTTAATTCTTGCTCGGTAGCGTTTTTGTATGCCTTCTTCATGCCATCTAGTGCGTCATCAAAGGAATAGTCGTTGACCTTAAAGTCGGTGGCGGCATGAAAGAATGCCGAGTCCCCACGATAGTTTGTGCCTCTACTTGCCTCATCCAAATATCTAACGCCTGTAATTCCCATGTCTTTAAGTTGTTGGGCTACTGCGGATGGAGAGTCATCAAGCCCTTTCATTCTTCGCTCAAATGCTATTTGTCTAAGTGTTTGCTCACCAGTACCAAAACTTGACCCAATTTCTTTTTGATACGGGTACAAGATTTTTTGCACTTCAGGGGTTTGTTCGCTTAAAGGCTTATCCCAATCTAGCATCTTGGGTATCATTTCATCTGGCAAATCTGCTTTGTAGAAATTACCTTTTTGGTTTGTAAATTTTGGTAAATTTCCACTTTCTAAGGCTTTTGCTATTTCTTCAACTTTAGATTCTGTTCCATAAGGAACTATGCCTTTGGGGTCATATCTAATTGCACTTGCTAATTGCTTGCCAGGCAATCCAGCATTGTTTGGGTCTGAAATAATAGATGCGGCAATGTGAACTGGGTCATTAAAGTCCATTGGTTTGCCATCAACCATTATTAAATTTGCGCCCAATCTGTTTGCATATCCTCTTGCTACTTCTGGTGATTCTGCTACATAAATGCCATGCCCATAGGCTTGTGCGCCCTCTCCTGTGCCAATCTTGGACGCATCAAATCGCTCAAAACTGTGCGGTGTGCCGTGGTAAACATCAAGTCTTGATGGTTGGTTAGCCATTAAAAACTCTTTGCCTGCCCGAGCAACATCAGATGGCAACCGCATTACAGCGCGACCTAAGTTAATTGGGCCTCTGGGATTCATTGCACCACCCAACTGTTCCATCCCCTCGGTCTCAGGACGGGCTTGTGTTACTCGCTGTGGCAACATTCCCAATATATCTGTGGTGGTTGGCATGACTGCTTTGGGGCTTACTTTTACCCCGCCTGCGCCAAATGATGTGTTTATGCCCATGCGTCCCAAGGTCTCCAAGTCCCCTGCTGTGCCAGGCACTTGCGCCACTCCACCCCTTACCAATGATTCCAGATTACTTAACCCACCGCGCCCAATGTCAGCAATCATCCCCAAAAGGTTGGGTGACTTGTTTATTGTCTGCAACGCTTTTAAAGTGTCAGGCGTAATGCCCCCTGTATCCATTGCATACGGGTCTAGGGCTTGGGCTAGTGCTCTGTAATCAGGCATAAGCGTTTTCCTTCATGTTGATCAGCCCGTTAAGCATCCTTGACTTGGTTTTGTGCCATTCCTGAGAATAGGCACAATTCTTGTAATGCTCAAACTCTGGTATTCCAAGAGTGTAATGCGCGATCTTAGCGTCTTGATCATCTTCACCCACCAATACATTCCATTCCGCTGGTAACTCACCAATCTGCTCGTCTTTTAGCCACTCGAATCTGTGCAGTTCTGAGCCTGTATGGTCATCCACAAAGTCCATGTCCAGAACTCTGTTATCTGGATGCTCACAGTTCCACAGTATCAGGCTCGACCAATTCTTTCTCGGATAGTTTTCGTTCTTGGACTCCATTGCTGTGCCGATGTATTTCCTTTTGTGCTTGGTAAAGTAATTGTGCTTAACTACTTGTACCGCCTTGGTGGGGTCAAATAACTTGTCCAGTTCGGCTATATCGGCAAGCATCAGCATATCGCTTGCATCCATAAATATCGCTCTACCTCTAAACCCCGTAAAGAACGGCACTAAAAATCTTTGGTAGATAAATGTGTTCGACCCGTCTCTTTGCTTGCCAAAAAAAGGCGTGATCGCCACCGCTTCTGAGGTGCGCTCGATCAAGGATTGGGTAAAAACATGATACCCAATAGCCTCCCGAGGGTCGTAACCTGCAAAAATTCTGATCATTTGAGTGTCAGTTTATACAGAGTCGAATCAATCAGCCCTGCTATCTCATCAATGATGTTTTGTAATTCTGTCTCTTCTGGCATCGCCTTACGATTCTTTTTCACATAGTCTTTTATGCTTTCCATGTATCTCACAGGCTCTTTGGCGTTGTGGAAATTCTCTGGGAAGTTCTTAATCTTTTCGTAGCACCCTGAGTAGGCTTCTGCAAACGAATCTGTTAATTCAATGATTTCGGGGTAATACGCGCCCAATGCCATGTGTACGGCAAATGAATCGGTTGAGAGGTGCATGAAGTGGGTAACAGTTCCCGAGTGGAGTAATGTGCTTATGAAGTCGGCAACATCT